ACGTCTGTTAGGGGGCGCATAGCCCAATGAGACGGCAACAATACGAAGTTCGTGATAGTCAAGACCAGCCCATACTCCCCATGCTTCTCTATGCACAAGTGCCCACTCAAGACACTCGTTCTTAAGTGGGCACTCTTTGCAAATGTACTTCGCTCGGTTAATTTTTTTTATGCGGTCGTCGAAGAAAAGTTTGGTCATACCAATACACTTCGCTTCGGACCAATCAGCCATTAGAAGTCTGCTTCAACTTCTTTCTTCTTAGTAGCCTGTACTGTGGCCGTTGCGAATCGAAGGTCGGGACCAACGGCTTCGGCAGTTAGAACTACCTTGCTCACCGTCTTACCTTCCTTGTTCTCGTAACGGTCTTGGGTTAGAAACCCATTTACCACAACTCGGTCACCTTTGTGAAGTGTGTCGGCAACACCCTGTGCAAGTGTGCCCCATGCTGTTACATCGAAATAGGAGACGTATTCTTCGTCGCCCTTCTTACGGTTTACTGCTACCGAGAAATTCACAAGGGCTGTGCCGTTGTTAGTGAACTTAATCTCGGGGTCTGCTGTCAATCTACCAATGATGGTTGTACTCATCTCTGTACCTTTCGTTTATTTACTGCCCTGTAATACTACATCAATAGCCAGCCATGTGCAACAGTTTCACCATGTCTTCTAGTGTCACTACTGCATAGGCACGACCTGCGCTTGTGTTCCTGCGCTTAATCACCGCAAGGCCGATGTCTGCCTTAGCGTTGTTCTTCTCCACCTCTGTCTCGTCCATGATAGAAGCGAGCGTTATCTTGCCAACGTTCTTGCACTCGATAACAATGGCGTGTGCGAATCCATTGAGGTCGCCTTTGTCAACTGTGTTGCCAGCACCGTATCGTCTTTCGACATTGGGGTAGCCGTTCTCGTTGAAGAACTTAGCAACGTCACGCTCCCACTGAGAACCCTTAGCCTTCTGTGGTGTCGTCATGCTCGTCTAACTTTCGCTCTGCGATGTTCATCATCGCTGTGCCAATTAGTTCCTGTGATACACCAAGCGTTACCAGTTCAGTCAACAAGGGAACCATAACTGAGTCCACTGCTTCGTTAATGTTCTGTATTGCTTCTTCTTCGGTCATGGTTATTTTCTTCATGCTGCACTCTCTCGCTTCTGTTTGAGCAACATACTTCTACGTTGCTTGGCACTAAGACCTGCTCTGTATCCTATCTGGTTATACGTAGATAGTGCGTCATCCAAGCACTGCTCTGACACAGGGCACCCGTGACAAATGCTCCGTACCATCTCGTCAACTTTGTGTGAAGAACCCTTCAATGGGAAAAAGATGTTTGTGTCCATCCCCTTACACTTAGCGTCTGCTGTCCAATCATTCAACTTCACTGCTTTTACCTTTCTTTAATACGTCCTTGAATCCTCTAGGCATAGGCACTGCTTCTGCCCTGCGTTGCTCCAACTTCTTCTCAAAGTTCTCCATGCTCTTGCGTACTTCTTCACTGCGGTCGACGACTGGTTGTTGTACAGACGTTCTGTTCCGTCTGATGAACAACTGGTCAAAGTGTTTACGCAGTTGTGTGGTGTTGAGTATCACGGGTGACCAGAATGAATCCGATGTAGCCCATTGAATAACACCACGTACTTCTTCTTCGGTGTGGTTAGTGACACGTAGCAAGTACTCGATGTCGCTCATCGAAGACTTGTTGATACTGAATGCTTTGTATCCATTCGCCACACACAACTCACGTAGTTCAACGGCAAGCGTGTGTGCCGACTTCCATGTCGCTGAGTCTTGGCCTTCTTTGTACTGTAATTTCTTGGCTTTGCTTACTGCCTGTTTTACCTGGTCAGTGGTAACAAATCCTTCATCGATTAAAATGCAAAGGGCCTTGCGGTAATCAGTTTCCATTCCTGAACTCATCTAGTGCGATGGTCAAGTACGTAATCATGTCGAGCAAAGAATCTTCAATGCCTTCGTTCGCCAGTAGTGAACCCTGAGCCGCAAGTTGCAGACGACCCATTTTGTCATTGGCTCTCAGACAAGCACCCACCCATGAGGGTATACCAAAAGCCATGCTCTGACGAATGTTGTAGTAGGGATTCTCAGGACGACCGTAGTCTCTCGACTTCTTGTCGTGCATGTCCTGTACTTCTTTTAGTATTGCGTTAAAGGTTGGGTTCATTAGCAACCGTCCGTCCATTCTGGATAAAGCCCGTGGTTTCTGTTGTAATAAAATACAACTGCTGATTGTTGTTGATAGATGTCTGCTTCGTTCGGTGTAGGTGGTAGACCCTTGACGTGCGCACGAGCGAACTGCCAAATGTCAGGCATGAATTGAAACATACCCTGAGCACCTGATACCGGATTGGTATCAACTACCTTGCCACGACTCTCTCGGTATGCAACACATGCAAATCTGGCTTGTACATCTCTAGGTAGAGACAACAATGGGGGGGTAGACATTGCCGTCTCTACCAAGATTGGTTGTGGTACTTCTGCTTTGCTCGTCGGGAAAAAAGAGAATGATGTCATAGCAGTTACAACTGCAATGGCTGACTTAATCATTTGCCCTCCCCTGACGGATGGCGTAGGCGTGAGAGGTGCAACTGCAACTCACGCACCTTACGTTGTAGGTCACGGTTCTCGACCATGTATTCCTCTATACGTCCAAGCAGAATCTCATTCCGCTCACGTAGGTATTCGTATTCAACGTCCTTTTTCATCTGTTTCCTTCTCTTCGAATGACGTGTACCTAGACTTGTTGCTAGGACAACGGTGTAATACTTCTTCTGCTCTTGCTTCTATCAGCAATAGACACTTCGGGCACACCCACTTCCTCATGACTTCACCACCGTGAATGGTGCCATAGCCATGTTGCAGTGGCGTACCGTGACCTTCAATGCTACTCGAACTGCCATGTCCGGTTCTACTTTAGTTTCTGCCAAAGTCGCAATAGCCCCAGTAGCAACAGAATTGCCAGCACCGATTGCTGCATAATTCTCCTTAAACTTAACAACAGAAAAGTCATCGCACAATTCGTACAATGCTTTCTTAGTGACGACTAGTAGGCTCCACTCACCACCAGGGTTAGACTCTATAAGGTGGTTGCGTAAAGCGTAGGGGTCATTAAGACCTGACCTGCGGGCAAGTTCGATGATGCGGAAACTACCCGCACCACCGATTAACGAATCGCCCGACTTCCATACCTTCGGTTCACCAGTCAGTTGATACAGTCCACCTTCATCGAAGGCTCCTGAGTCTCCGCCAATAGCGTAATTCTTTCCGTCTGTGTAACCGATGATAACTGTCATTACTTATACTGCTCCGGTACTATGCCTTTGTAGGGCATCTGTTGGCTTTGTGGTTTGAAAGATGCTTCACACTTGGGACAGAAAACGTAAGAGTTATAATGTGTAACACTTATTAGCCACTCGTGCTGGCAGTCTTTCCACTTGGTCATGACAACTCTAGGATGATACCGACAATCTCTGCTTCTTCGAGGTCATTCAACGACTTCAATGTACGCTGAACTCTTTCCTCACAAAACATTTTACGGTCTGCTGGCTCATCGAACTTCTTGGCTAGTAGTTCACGCATGTTGTCTAGCGGTGTTGGTTGCTTAGACTTAGGTGCTGACTTAGGTGCTTGGCTAGCCTTGTTGCCATCGTCATCTTCGTCTGCTACTACACCAAGCACAGCAAGTACCGAGTACCTGCGAGCATAGGTCGTAGCACTGCCTTGTCCCTGGGCATCCTGCTTAGGTAGGTGCAACTTCATAGAGTAAGCCATGTACTGACCTGACTCGTGCAGAAGGTAAGTAAGTAATGTGTCTGTACCATCTTCTGCGTATGTAATGAATTGACTGATAGCCAACTTGTGCTTCGAGAGCACTGGGCTAACATGAGCCATTACTTCTGGCAAGCCAGCGTACTTTGACTTAAAAAAAGGATTAACTGAACCCTTCGGCACTGCACCGAACTCGGCTTGTGCACCTACAAGTGACTTGGCTAATAGGTCTATTGATTCACTCTGCATTTGTTTCTCCTAAGTTTGAGTCTAGTTTGTACCCGAGAGCAGCGAATGCGACCATGAAAGTATTCATCATCTCAAGGCATGCCTCGTAGTTGTGTGTGATACCGAGAAAGACAGAGTCGTCGTTCTCCTTAAGGGTTACTGCCCATGTGTTGCCATCGGTACAATCGGGGAACATGGTCAATTCTACTTCGCTACCTGCCATGGTAACTGTTGGGTATGTGGTGTTCACTGTACTTCCTTTCTTTTACTCATTGAACTGCTTGAGACTTTTATAGATGCCGGACCGTCGTCTACACAGACAGAACGGAACGCACAGTAGTCGCACTGCCATCCACGACCGTTGGGGTCTAACGTTAGCACACTATTGTCATCGTCCTTAGCGGAGCGAATAGGTAGGTAACCATCTTCCAGGAGACGCTGGACACTTTCCATACGTGCAATCTCTTCTGAAGCCAGTGGTTCCCACTCATAACGTGGTACCTCGAACTCGGCAAGAAATCGGTTGACACCTTCGACACCCATGTTCTCTGCCTTGTTCTTCGACAGTGCTTCGAAGCCAATGCTACCCATGACGAGTGTCTCGATACGGATGTCAGGGTTCTCTGCTTCAATGCCTAGTGCGTTCATGCCAGCCTGTGCAACAGCCTTTGCTGCTGGGCCAACACCTACACCAACGGTGCCACGCAGACGGTTCCACCCGACCTGCTTGTCAAAGGCGTAGGTACCCATGGTCTTGAGTTCGTACAGGACGTGTGTGCCACCATAGACAGAACCAACGTCGTAAATGTCAATGAGTGCGTCACACGAACCTGATAGGAAATCTCCTATCTGAGAGGCGACCTCGAACTGGGCTGATGGAAAGCGACGACTAATCGCATCCTGTAGTGCTTCGTGGACGATGGTGCCTAGACCTGTAACCCATGCACCGGCGTGGTCCATAGGTTCGGTAGGGTCAGCACCTAGTGCTGCATACGCCTGCTGACGAGCACACGAGTGTGCCGATGAGTAGCGTAATGGTGTGCCCTTTGCGGTGGGCTTGGGTGTTTGGCTCTTGAGGTGTAGTTCCTCTACAAGCAAACCAGTAATCACGGGATTGGATACTTGGTTCATCTTACTCCTTCCTTTGAGTGGTACCAACGATACACACCCAAAGGGGGTTTGTCAAATACTGACTATTTCAACCTTCTCATGGTAATCAATGAGGTGGTCCATGATTTCTTGAAGACCATAGATAGAACGTTGAGTTCTACAAAGTTCGCATTTGTACCCTCGGAAATCACCCCTATGAGTTAGGACGGGTTCGCCTGTCTCTTTGTCCACAATCCTTGCGTAACTCATATGTTTAACAAACCTCCAAAGTGGTGAGTGTCTTGCTTGACCGCAATAAGGTTGGCCTGCACGTACGGTATGTGATTGTCTCTGTGCCAGTCGCTTGGAAAGAAACTACGCAATGCAGACTGCTGGAACCTACACTTGAAATCGATGAAGTCTGCGTAGTTCTTGTCGGTGTAGTACCAGAACGAATTCTCGTTCCAAAAGGCAATATGTGTTGGGTCTTGGAAGGCACCACGTCCATCACTGCTTGGTGTCATCGAGAGCAACATGCCACCGTGGGCTAACTTGTCGTAGCACCACTCCATGAAGGCTGTCTTGTTAGCGATGTGCTCCATGAAGTCGTACGCACGGATAACACCAACGCTGCTGTCGGCAATGTCCATGTCAAAGATGTCACCAACGTAGTCAACCCCTTCGCCTGGGCGTAGGTCAACCCCTAGGAACCCTTCGGCTTTGTTGTGGTGTGCACCAAGGTCGAGTGCCAACAGACCTTCACGGTTAGCCCATGCTAGGCAGTTTTTCTCGATAGTCTGGTAGTACATGTTCACTGTGCCAGTCTGAATTTCCGCATTTCTTACTGACTGAGTGTTGTTAGGGTGCACACGTTGAAGGTACAGAATCTCAGGGATGTGGTAGAACTTAGTCGCTGTCTGGTACAACTGGGTCATAATGTCTTGGTCGTCCAGTACCTCTAAGTTGGCCTTATACCCCTCTATTTCGGCGTATAGGGCACTCCTGAAGGCACGTAGGTGGTTCGGTGCGAACCAGATGTAGGACACGTTGTGAGGGTAATCTTCAAAAGCCAAAGCCCCAACGTAACCTTCCTCGTTGTAGTACTTCCACCCGTACTCTGCCCCAAAAGGCGGGACTAGGTCAGCCTTGCCATCTTCAAGGATTTGGGCTGTGTCAGAGTATACAAACCCGACATCAGGAAACTTATCAAAGACGTACTCAACTTCCATGAGTGCGTTAGGCATAAGTATGTCGTCGTGGTCAAGTTCTAGGTACACGTCACCTGTGCAGTATGATACGGCTTCACGTTTCAAAGCACCCACGCCCTCTGCCACGGAGTAGTACACCACAACCCTTGCGTCCTTGGGTGGGTCCCAGTCGGCATCGCCGTTAAGGAGGACTATCCATTCCCAGTTGTTATTGGTTTGCTCGTTGAGCGAACGGTAGCACTGGTCAAGGTATTTAGGGTCATGGCTTGGGGTGAATACGCTAATCATTGTCATCCCACTTGAACATAGCACGGATGTACATAACCACGTACAGGAAACTGTACAGAATAAATCCGTATTGTTTAGATTGCAGGGCGTAGATTACCCATAGGAACTCGTTGCAGATAAGGACAAACCATCCCCAACGTATCTTGCTACCTACGGTGAACAAACCAAATGAACCTACAAAGGCTAGTATCCATGACCAGGTCCACAGCATTAGAACGAGTACTCTACGTTAGGGTACTTCTTCTTCATGAACTGCACCAGTGGCATCTTCTCGTAGCGACGGCATAGGTAGTCGAGCGATACGAACATAGGGTCGTATGAACCTTCACGCACCTCGTGCTTGACTACTATTCCTCGCCAGTGGGCGTTCCCCTGCGGGCCTTTATAGTCTTCATCATGGAGGTAGCATGCGCCAGCAACAAGGCCATGTTGGCTCTTGCCAGCGACGAATCTAAGCCCGTAGGCGAGCGTCTGTTGGTGGCCCATCGTGAAACTATGGCCAATGGATTTAAGTCTCGCTTCAACGGTGCCTCCTAGTGGCTTGCCGGTCATTGGATTATAGAAGTAGTGGCTGTAAGCAACGCCATCAAGCCATAGGATTTCTAAGTAGTTACTTACTTTCCATCCGCTTCGGACGTAGTCGAGGTGGTCTGTGGTAACAACGCCTTCAAGTTGTGCATCCATTGAGACAGCACGGTTGATTCTATCCTCATGGTTACCAAGGAGGATGTGCCTCTCAGGGTTCCATTTAGCGTGCCTGGTCTTACGACGATTCTTGTTAAAGTCGGTGAGTGCTTGGTTGAGGATTGCCCATGCGTCATTGGCTGCTTCTATGTCCTGCTTATAACGGCGACCTTCCATAGCCTTCTTACCCTTGTCATACATCGACAGAGACGGCATGTCAGCGTGGTCACCTAGGTGAATAATCTTGATGGGTTCATCGTGGAACTCGTCCACAATGTATTGACCTATCCAGCGAAGGTGGTCTGTTGGTACTCCAGCCTTAGCCTGAGTATCAGGAATAATTACGTGTGTTGTTGGTTTTTGCAAGGTAATGCTCCTTGTCTAGTTCCGCCCATTGGGAGTCTAGCACACAAGTTACCAACAAAACAACACTTATGTAATTTATTTTTCTGTTACTGCCTCTGCTACTTCGGCTGGGGTGGTCGAGTACATGTCACTCAACTCCATTACCTTGTGAAATCCCCCGTACCACAAGGCACCAGCCACCAGACCAGAGCAAATCCAAGTCTTAGATTTCCTTAGACAGATGGCATCGGGAAGTATGTTATCGAAGGCACATGAAAGTATGCTAAGATAACTGTATTTCAAGCCCACCTGAGAGCGAGCGAACTTCAGTACTTTGTCTCGGTCAACGCTGGCTGGTAGTTTTATTACTTCATACGTTCCACCGAACGCCGACTGTTCCAACGTTAGGTTGTCTGTGACACCTTTCGGTTGGGCTTGGATGAGATACCATTGCCCGTCCACGTATCTGTCCAAAATGGCAACGTGATTCCATTTTGAATAGTCAGATGAAGGCATGAACTTCTGTGCCCATCGAATGCTTGCGCCAATGATTCCTTTGGTGTGGCAGAAAACCAAATCACCGGGAGTCATCTTTCGCCTCCAAGACCTCTACTCGTTCTTCTAATAGATTCAGGTCGTTGTCTTGACGTACGTCAGTGACATCTTCGATGTTGTCATGACCGTGACGTGTGGCAAAGTATGTGCTGATGTAGGCAGAGATGACACAAAAGAAAACTAACTGCCATGTAAAATCATTGACTGCAGTCTTAATGCAGAAAATGTTGGCTACCCAGTAGCCCACTTCAGTCAGACCAGCAACAACAGGACGACCTCGTGCTTCTGCCTGAACCATAAGCACAGAGAATACGTTTGCTACTCCAAGCGACAGTGCCGCTAATAAGGCTAACTTCATTGTGAATCCCTTCCTTTATGAAACGAAATGTGCGAACGCAATTCAATGTCCACTTCGTGAACGTGTGCGTTTATGTCGTCTAACTTTTCTTCTATCCGATTCAGTGCGTCCTTTAAAGACGACCCGTGATTCGGCTTAAACTCTGCCATCAACTTTCTCCAACCCCAAATAACAACACCACCACCAACACCAACCGTCGTTGCGTAACCGGATGCAACAGTAAACCAGTTATTCCAGTTAACGCCGAGCACGGTTATGCCTTGGGTGGGAGGTGAATGTTTTTGTCACCTAGTGCAGTTGTATTGAAGCGAAGAAAAGTCTGTGGCTTACGTCCGTCTTGGGATACGTGACAATACTCCGGTGCCCCTTGGCGACCGTGGGACACGGTAAGTGGGTTAGGTCCACCTTCGACAATAAGTGCTGTGTGCCATCCTGTACCTGGACCGTACACGACAACGTCGCCAGGCTGTACGTCCTTCAAAGCAATCTTCTTGCCGTGAGACAGCAG